CCGCTTCACGTTCTGCCAAGTGAACAGCATTTTCCGCTCGATCATGCGCAAAGATCGCTTTCCGCTCTCGGAGCCATACTATCAGGCGGTCATGAGCTTCGGCGAGGATTTTTGGAAGAAGGACAAGACAGTCCACAGTAAAGCATTATGAAAACGCTCAGCGAACAAATTAGGGAGGTGGCAACCGAGGAAATCGGCACAAAAGAAATCGGCTACAGTAACACGGGCAAACGGGTGCAACAATACCAAGCGGCAACATCACTCGACGGCACTGGCTGGCCATGGTGCGCAGCGTTCATCTGTTTCGTAGTTCGCGAGGCAATGGCACGCTGGGAAAAGGAGCATGGAAGCAAGCTCACCTTTGCTCGCCCTGCGACCGCAGCGGCTTACGGATTCGACGAATGGAGTCTTGCTCAGGATCGCAGCACAAAGACGCGCAGGAGCCACACAGGCGAAGCAATCGGCATCTTCTCACTACACTCCACGAGCCATTGCGGAATCGCTATTTCAGCACCGACAAAGACTGGCAATTTTCAGACAATCGAAGGCAACACAAACGCCAAAGGCTCGCGAGATGGCGGCTGTGTCATGATAAGAACTCGGAACATCAAGGACGTTCGCGATTGGATCACTTTTACTGTATAACTATGAAAACTACCAACAGGCTCATTTTGGTTCTCAGCGATCTCCATGTGGGGTCAACCGTGGGCTTGTGGCCTGCGGATTTTATCTCCAACGAAGGCAACCCCATCGGACAGAACCATTTCCAGAAATGGTTGTGGAAGTGCTGGTTGGATATGAACGAATGGGTGGCAAAAGTCACCGATGGGCAGCCCTACGATATTGTAATCAATGGCGACATCGTGGACGGGATCCACCACAAAACATTGCAGGTCATGACACCCGATCTCGGCGACCAAGTCACCGCGGTGAAACAGATTCTCGGCGAACTCATGGAACGCTCGTCAACAATCCACATCATCAAGGGAACAGAGAGCCACACGCTCAACCAAGAGATCGCAGTTGGACGCGCGCTCGGAGCTAGCAAGAACAAATCGAACGGGCAGCACGCATGGGACAATCTTGACCTTGAGATGAACGGCAAACTCTACAATTTTGCCCACCACATCTCCGCAACGGCTCGCACATACTTGGAAGCATCGGCGCATTCGATCATGCTGGGCAACTTGACCCACGCACGGGCGCGAGCCAAGAAGCGCGTTCCAGACGTTATGATCCGCGCTCATCGCCATCGGCACGGGATTTGGCAGGATGGGAACCAAATCAGCGCGATCACGGGCGCATGGCAGGGGCTGACACGCTACGGCTTCAAGGTCGTGCCAGACGCGATCCCGCAGCCAAGCGCAATCATTTTTGACGCTCGGAATCAGGACAGAACTGAGCTGCCGATTGTTCATTCGAGAGTTTATACCGCAGATTGATATGAAAAAAATAGGAAACGCTGAAAGGCTCATGGCTCAAATGGGCGAACTGATGACAACGAAGATTCGACCCGATGAATTTACCATCGAGGATTTTTCTGCGAAATTCAAAATGAACCACAGAACAACGCAGGATTTTCTATCAAGGCAGGTCAAAAAGGGAATCCTCAAAATGCGAAAGATCAGCCACAAGGGCAAATCGGCAAACGCTTACTCGGACGCAGCTGGCAAAGCGTAATTATCGCTTGACTCCGCGCCCGATTGCGCTAGTCTACTCCCGACAGTGCTAAGTGCGCGATTCTTGCGAAGCGAACCAGACTTAGCCATTGCCGCCATCTGCTATTGTTGAAAGTTGTCTCCACGACATGCTAAGGCTAGGCAATAAAGGACACATCTCATTTGCCATGCGTAAAAGGAGATACGAACACGCTTAGGCGTTTTCAGCATGACCCCGTCAGCACCCACTGGCGGGGTTTTTGTTTGTGGATTCTGGATGCTTTCCATCTTGCCATTCAGCACTTTCACGACATCCAAACTTCAACACTCGATGGCGATACACGCCGCACTTGAGGCACTTTTGCTCTGTTTCGATCACGTAGCCATTGCAAGCCGTTACCGACCAGAAACTTAGTCCTAGCGATACCGAGCCATGACGGCAGCGAAACCAATGCTTAATGAGTTGCTTAATTTTCATCTCGTTTCCTTTCTCAATTTGTCCAGCTCGCGATAAAAAAATATCCCCCAAGTGTGCATCGTTGAGAGGCATGGGAGATCTGCTGTGATTGGATACCCGCACCCGACCTAGCTTTCGCGATAACATGGAGTTAACTTTCAATCGGGGCAGGAATCCCACCTACTACGCGCAATGCTGCGTTTCGCAAGTTCGCGAGAATAATACCAGAGAATCTGTCGAATTCAAGATCAAATATTGAGCGGGACCGGTATCACCAGACGTATGGCAGACGTATGGCAAACGTATGGTTTCCCGCGCTGCAACCCTTGTAGAATAAAGGAAAATCGACAAAGTGAAAAATAATTGCAATTTATGCTTTACAATTTACAAGGGAATCGACTATTCTCTCCCCGCCGCGAGGCACTGAACACAAACCAGCAACCATCATGAGCATTACAATCACAAGCAAGCCAATCAAAATCGACAAGAATACATACAAAGTCGGCAAATACTTAGTGCATATTGAGCGTCATACAGAATCGCGTTTTGCTTGTGGGACTCGCAAAACCACAACATGGTCAACATGGAGCGCAATCAACACTGAGACATTTGCGATGGCAGATAACAAAAGTGGCAATGGCGGCATCAAAGAAGCATCAATCAAGCTTTCGTAATATGAAAACGATCAATCAGCCAAAACAATCACAACCCTTAATAAAGGTTGCAGAAATGCACGGTAAGACAATTGTCAAAACTGTAACAAATAGACACGTCACCTACTACATCATGCACCCATCTGTTTGTGGTGGCGAATGTCTATTAGTTGGCATTTTTCAAATCACCGCAAAAAAAGCCACAGCAGATCACGACAAGCAAGCAATGGTAGTTGCTACCGTTGCACTCGCAGGCGAGCCGTAATTTAAACAGGGGCGCGACTGCTACGCGCACAACCAATTTCTCAACATGATACCAACAAACAAACGAGGCGCGGTCACTATCGCGCTGGGCAAAGATGGGCTTGCACAGCTACGCGCTGCTGCCAAGCGTGCAAACACAAAACCGGCAAGCGTTGCCAAGGCTCTGATCTTCTCAGGCATTGACCGCGTTCTAACCGGCGAACTCAAAATCGAAACCAAACCAAGACTGACAAAATGAGCATTATACACCCACTAAAAATTGATCTACTGAAGATACCAGGCGCACGCAAATTCACAGCGAAGGACGGAAGCTTGCATGTTGCCATCCCTCACCCTGCGGTCTTTATCGGAGAAAAGGGAGCATACCTGAACTGCGACCTCACCGAGCGCAGAGAGATCGACGATTACAAAAACACTCACAACATCGCGCTGCAACAAACGAAGGAAGAACGACAGGCTAAGGTTCAGAAAATCTACATCGGCAATGGTAAGACTCTGGAGTTCGGCAGCACCTCGGCACCAAGCAGCACTGGGCGAGGACCGCAGGCTCCAATGAACGACGATGACGATTCGGACATCCCCTTTTGATCTATGAACGACAACCCACCAATTCTAGGCGTCATCGCCCTCTACGCATTCGGAGTCGCAACCGGATTCGGCATCGCAGCAGTATTCTACGCATTCGCATTCTAACCAAACTACCAAACAACCATGACAACAGAAAACACACAAATCGCCAATAAGCCACGGACTCTCAAGGGTCTGCTCTCCGAGGAGAACGTCAAGAACCAGTTCGCTCTGGCTCTACCAAAGCACCTGAGCGTCGATCGCTTCGCACGGGTCGCCATCACAGCGCTGACACGCACGCCGAAGCTACAGGACTGCACGCCGGAGTCATTCATGCGTTGCTTGCTCGACCTCAGCGCGCTCGGCATCGAGCCAGACGGTCGCCGCGCTCACTTGATCCCCTACGGAAAAGAATGCACGCTCATTCTCGACTACAAGGGCATCGCCGAGCTGGTCATGCGCAGCGGCACCGTGACGAGCATCCATGCCGACAAGGTCTGCGAACAAGATCAGTTCGTGGTCAACCGCGGCAAGATCGAACAGCATGTCGTTGACTACAAAGCGCCACGCGGTAACGCCTACGCTTTCTATGTCATCGTGACATTCAAGGACGGCAGCGAGAAGTGCGAGGTCATGACGCGTGACGAGGTCGAAGGCATTCGCAAGCGCTCACGCGCCGGTCAGTCTGGACCGTGGATCTCCGACTTCGATGAGATGGCGAAGAAAACCGTATTTCGCCGCGCATCGAAGTGGCTCCCGCTCTCACCTGAGATCCAAGAGGCGATACGCACCGACGAAGATCGCGAGTTCGCACAGGCTCGCAATGTCACACCGACAGTTCGCGCCGAGGCAATCAATCCGTTCGCAGCCATGGTGCCAGCGATCGAGATGGAGCCTGCACAGGAAGGAGGCGAAGCGTGAACCATTACCACATCGTCAACCTTGAGCAAGGGACCGAGGAATGGCTCAACGCTCGCAAGGGCAAGCTCACCGCATCGCAGGCGGATGGCATCATCACACCGACCGGAAAGCTCGCAGCGGCATCGAAGGGACTCATGCGCAAACTGGCGCGCGAATGCCTCCTGGACGATCCTCACGCCTTCGCCGGTAACGCAGCGACGCAGTGGGGACATGACCATGAGCCAATCGCTCGCGATGAGTTCACCGAGATCACAGGTCACGCTGTGGACACAGTGGGGCTTCTGCAATCAATGCTTCATCCATGCTTGGCTTGCTCACCAGACGGGCTGATGATGATCGACGAAGTGATACATGGGCTGGAGATCAAGTGTCCGAGCGTTGATACGCACGTTGACTACTTGCTCGATGGTGAACTTCCCGCCAAGTATCGACCGCAGGTTCATTTCAGCATGGCAATCACCGGCATTCAGACGTGGTTTTTCATGTCCTACTTCCCCGGGCTTCGACCGCTCATTCTGCCAGTGTATTGGGATGACTACACCGACAAAATCAAGCTCGCCGCACTCGCATTCGCATCGGAATATGAGCAGGAAATGCCGAAGATCCTCGAAGCAATCAGACGGTAATGGGTGAGACGGAGACACTTGAGAAACTCCGCCAATGGTGGCAGGCTGCTCCGAAAGACGAGCGGCTTGCCATCAGAATCACCGCAGCGGCTGTGAAAGTCAATGACGAGGAAGTCAGGGATATCGTGCAGCGGCGAATTGAGGCACACTGGAGGAGGTTCGTGAAAAAGGACTACAGCAAATGAAACATCAACAGGGAATACAAAGCGGGCAAACGATCAAGGACGCTCACTCACCGGCTGGGCAATTATTCTTTGC